AAAAACTTGCAGTTAATGCAAATGATTCTAAAAATACAAGAATGGATATTGCAGGTGCTGGGGTACTAGCAAACTGGAGACCAGATGAATTAGCTCATATTAGTCGTTTTTGTAAAATGGGGCAATTAATAATGGATAAAGCTAAAACACTTGGACGACCAGTCGATGTATTAGAAATAGGTTGTGGCGAAGTTTGGACACTTCGATATTTATATAAAGCGTTTGTTTCGAAAAAAGCAACAATAATAAATAGTTATGTTGGTATGGATATCGACCCTGTTATTTTAGATGATTGGTGGGTAAACGACGATCTACCGTTAACGAAACATAAATGGTTTCAAACTATGACTGGTGGAAAAGGACAAATAGTTCTTCAAGATTTAACGGTAGATCCTGAACCACCTGTTGAAGATGAATCTATAGATGTATTTATGACAACAGAAGTTATAGAACATATGGGTAGAGAGTTTATCGAGCCATGGATTGAAGCTTCTGCAAGAAAGCTACGTCCAGGAGGGATTGCTTATATCTCTACACCTAATCACGATGGTTCTAATGATAAATTACCTAAAGATCATGTTTATGAGTGGGGTTATCAAGAATTAAAAGACTTATTAGAAAAACATTTCGTATTAGAACGACATTATGGAACTTTTACTCAGAGTCATAACTTTAATAAAAACCATCGTGCTAATATGAGATGGTCACAAAATGTTATTGACGATATTAAAAATAGGTTCGATAAACATTGGCAACGAGTTATATTAGCAACGGCTTATCCTGAAACTGCTAATAATGTTAATTGGCATTTAAGGAAGAAATAATGGAGCCATATAAAAGATTTTTCTGGTGGATTGAGGAAAGACATGATATCTTTAAGAAAAAAGAACAAGGTCTTCCTCGCCCTTGGACAACGGATAAGATTTTAGATACATATCGATTTACTAATCCGTTTCGAGAAAACGATAAGACAACTGTTTGGTTTCGAGAAAATATGAGACAACCTCTCCATAACCAAGAAGAAGTATTTATGGCTACAGTTATTTTTCGTTGGTTTAATCTTATTGAGACAGGAAAAACTTTATTAAACCATAATCTTCATATTGATTGGGATCCTAAACTTGCTAGAGAAGAAATAAAGAAACAAAAGAAATATGTTACTGGAGGATATATAATAAAAACTCCAGATGGTATGGATAAAGTTGATGGTGTTATTTGGTGTATAGAAAGAATATGGAATAGACGAGGTTGGTTAGCAGAAGATTTAATAGAAAACACAGAAACGCTAAGACGTGCTCATATTCTTCTTCAACAATTTCCATATTTAGGTCATTTTATGGCATATGAACTTGTTACTGATCTAAGACATACGATGTTTTTAAACTCAGCTAAAGATATAAATGCTTGGGCTAATGCAGGTCCAGGAGCAATGAGAGGATTAAATAGAATATTTGGTAGAGAGTTAGATTGGAAAAGTTCTAAACATAAATGGAATGATGATATGTTAACTTTATTTAATTGGAGGCATGATTATTTACCAAAAGAAATAGCTGACGCTATGGAGATGAGAGAAATAGAACATAGTCTTTGTGAGTTTGATAAATATGAACGAGTCCGTTTAGGACAAGGTACACCAAGAGGGAGATATAAGTGATAACATTTCGTGGGGATAACGTAGAAGAAGTATTTCAAATAGCAGTAATGTCATTAAGAGAACCATATAATATGGTAAAGATACCAAGTAGAAATGGTGATGTCTTAATGTTTAAAGATCCTGTTTGTTCTACTTATAACTTTCCAAGAGAACGAGTAATGTTCCTTCCTGAAAGAAATTGTAATCCTTTTTTCCATTTTATAGAAGGATTATGGATGTTAGCTGGACGAAGAGACGTAGAACCATTAGCAAGATTCGTAAAAAGAATGAAAGAGTTTTCTGATGATGGTAACTTTTTATATGGCTCTTATGGTTATCGTTGGCGAAACCAGTTTGGTTACGATCAATTATATGATGTTATTCAAAAGCTAAAAGATAATAAATGGGATAGACGAATAGTTTTATCAATGTGGGATCCTATTCATGATTTAAAATATAAAGGCAAAGATGTTCCTTGTAATACTCAAATATATTTTAAAGCCTATCCAACAAAAGAATTAGGTGAAGAAAATAATCAAATCAAATTAGATATGACTGTTTGTTGTAGATCTAATGATTTAATTTGGGGTGCATATGGTGCTAATGCAGTTCACTTTAGTATGCTTCATGAATATATAGCAACTATGTCAGGATTAAGTGTAGGTTGTTATCATCAAATTAGTAATAATGCTCATGTTTATTTAGATGTTTGGAATGAACTAGATAAGAAACTTTCTAAAGGTATCGCTCCTCATGGTTATGAAACAGATCCAGATATGACTTGGCTAGACTTAGTACAGGATAAACAAAACTTTGATAAAGATTTAAATTATTTCTTTAATTTATTTTGTTCTAGTAAAAATAATGAAGAACTAGGTGGTATGTGGATAACCCCTGATCATTTTAGTAATATGAATACATTTGCTTATACAGCGATACCTTTAGTTGAAGCATGGAATTATTATAAACAAAAAGATTATAAGAATGCTATTTTACAAGCGTCAACTATAAAAGCACCAGATTGGAAAAGAGCATGTGTAGAGTGGCTACAAAGAAAGGAAGAGAGGTCAAAAAATGTCTAAAGAACAAAGAAGTAAAATAATACAAAGAGTTAATGTATTAGCTAGTGAAGATGTAAAAGGTCTACATAACGCAGAACAATCCTATGGAGATAGTTGGAAAAAGCGAGGTGGTATAGGTGCTTTTATGATGTTAGCTAGGAAGTGGGATCGTATAGAAAAACAATCCTGTGATTATACTTACGATATCTTTTTAGCTTTAGAAGAAGATAAGAGACCAGAGGGGCTTATAGACGATATAAGAGACCTTAGACGGTATCTCCTTTTAGTAGAAGCAGAAATGGCTTTACAAAATAATGATAAATAAGGTAAACTCTTCTCAGCAGAAAGGGAAGAAAGCATTGCCTAAATATAAAAACCCTTTACAAGATCCGTTGTTTCCTCCTGATAGTTCATGGACAGTTCCAGAAGTATTACCAGATTTATCAGAAGCTAAAGAAATAGCTATTGACCTTGAAACATGGGATCCTAACTTACGATCTAAAGGTGCAGGTTGGGCGAAAAAAGATGGACATATTGTTGGTATCGCTATAGCCACTGATGGTTGGGAAGGTTATTTTCCTATAAGACATAGGTCAGGAGGTAACTTAGATGAAAAAGTTGTATTTAATTGGTTAAAAGAAACAGTATCTACAAAGGCAGATAAAATATGTCATAATGCTTCTTATGATATTGGTTGGCTAAAAGCAGAGGGTATTAATGTACAAGGTCGTATAATTGATACTATGATTGGTGCTCCTCTAATAGATGAAAATAGGTTTAGCTATGCTTTAAACGCATTAGGTAAACATTACTTACAAGAAACAAAAAGTGAAGACCTGTTACGTGATGCTGCAGAAGCATGGAACGTAGATCCAAAAGCAGATATATCAGAACTACCACCTATGTATGTCGGTCCATATGCAGAGCAAGATGCTGCTATGACTTTACGTTTATGGAAGTTTCAAAAACAAGAATTATCGAGACAAGATTTATGGTCGATATTTAATTTAGAAACATCGATACTACCACTACTTATCGAAATGAGATTTAGAGGTGTTCGTATTGATTTAGACCACGCAGAACGTATGTCTAAAATGTTCAGGGCTAAAGAAGAAGATGCTCTATTACAAATAAAGAAATTAGTTGGTTCAAATATAGAAATATGGGCGAATGCATCTATAGAAAAAGCATTTAAGAAATTAAAACTACCATATAACTTTACAGAAAAAGGATCACCCTCCTTTCAACAATCATGGTTAGAAAACCATAAGCACGAAGTTCCAAAGTTAATTGTTAAAGCACGAAAGATGAATAAAGCAAGGACAACATTTATCGATGGAATGCTTATGAGTAATCAACAATCAGGTCGTTTACATGCTGAACTTCATCCCCTCCGTTCAGATGATGGGGGTACTGTTACAGGTCGTTTTAGTTATAGTAACCCAAACTTACAACAAGTTCCAGCAAGAGATCCTGAAATAGGAACAGCCATCCGATCATTATTTATTCCTGAAGAAGGATGTCAGTGGGGTGCATTTGATTATTCTCAGCAAGAACCAAGGCTCGTTGTTCATTACGCAGAGATGATGGAACTTCGTGGTGCTAAAGATGCTGGAGATGCTTTTAGAACAGGAGATGCAGATTTCCATCAAGTCGTAGCTGATATGGCAGGCATACCAAGGAAACAAGCTAAGAATATAAACTTAGGATTATTTTATTCAATGGGTGTTCAAAAGTTATCTGATAGTCTTGGTTTAACATTAGAAGAAGGAAAGGAGTTATTTAGTCAATATCATGAACGAGTTCCTTTTGTAAAAGCACTTAGTGAACGAGCTATAAGACGTGCTGCAGAACAAGGAAATATAAGAACATTATTAGGAAGACGTTGTCGGTTTGATAAATGGGAACCTTCGCAGTTTGGCACACGAAAAATTATGGATCATAAAACTGCTTATGCTGAGCATGGTAATGCTATTAAAAGGGCTTTTACACATAAAGCTATGAATAGATTAATACAAGGTAGTGCTGCAGATATGACTAAAAAAGCAATGCAATTATTATTCGAAGAAGGAATTATACCACATATACAAGTTCATGACGAGTTAGATTTTTCTGTAGAATCAGAAGAGCAAGCAGTAAAGATAAAAGAAATTATGGAACATTGTGTAGAGATAAAAGTACCTGTAAAAGTAGACGTAGAACTTGGTCCAAACTGGGGCGAGGCTAAAGATGCTTCAAAAGTTATTGCTCATGCAGAGTCTGTAAGAGGTTGGACGAGGGGCTCAGAATCCGATTATACTAAGCAAGCAGTATAAACATTATTTTCTTATTTAATTCTAATTTTATCTTAAATATAATAAAATAAAAGGAGTTCGTAATGAGCGAAACTATAAAAATGCCAGTAGTTATGGCTTTAGTTGCATGGCGAAAGCTACGAGAAGTGGGGGCTAAAAACGAAGCAGACCTCATTGCATCTAACTTAATAGGACAAGGTATTGAGATTGATGGTTCGGCTGACGAAACTTTCGATTTTTATTCGGAGTATTTAATTACACACGGATTATTATCGGTAGAGACTGCAAAAGAAGATTATAAAAATACTTGGCGAATTATACACGGAAAAGGAGAAAGTGATGAATGAAAAAATAAAGAAACTAGAAAGTGTTTTAAAAAAATTAGAGGCACTTTATAGTGAAGCCCATGCCGTGTGTGAAGACTCTGCACATGCAATTAGTGTCGCAGAAGATACAATAACAAACTCAATTAGATATATGAAAGGAACTGATTATGAGTGAAGAAGAAAAAATAGAAAGAAGAAATTGGATGAGTAAAGAACAAAAAGTTCTTACTGCTAGAAAATTATTCGCAAGTATGCGAGGTCAATATATAATTGGTCAAGCCCTTTACGTTGCAATAAAAGAACTAGATAAAGTTCCTGGAGCAATGAAAGAAGTATCAAATATAGAAGATATGAAATTATTAATGCATACCTTATTTCCTATTTATAATGATACGATGAGTATAGATGAAGAAGAAAAGAATATCGTTAGTGAGTTTCCGACAACTCAGAGTCCATACGACGATCCAGCTTAACTCATAAAAAACATTACTTTTAGTTTTTAACATTTTAAAATATTTACTATAATAAAAGGGTAATATGGGATTGTTACCTCCAGTCTCATGTTATTTGTTAGATGGCAACAGAGTAGGGTGCTATGAGGTTGAGTACAACAGATAGCTTAATGAGGGGCAAAATACTTGCATACCGACCCCTCGCCCTACACTTTTAGAAAGGAAGAATATGTCAGATCTTTACGAGTTAGAAGCAAAGTACGAAGTTCATTCCTGTTGGGAATTAGACTTCGATGTTAAAGACGTTCATGCTTGGTGGATAAAGTATGATCGATTATATGTTATTCACCAAGACGGTGAAGATATAAAAGAATATCCTCCAACATATTCAGGTCGAACAAATGATCTTAAACGTGCAGAGTGTTATTATCTAAATGCAGCACCTGTAGAAGAAAAAACATTATAGAAAGGAAGAATAATGGAACATCAAAAACAAAAACCTTTTGGTCGTTCAAGAGGTATAGCCTCTGATCTTTTAGAACAAATTATTAAACAAAATTGGAAAAGTTTATCAGCAAGTGATCTACAAACTTTCCAAGGTGTAGAATCAGATGGGGCAAGAATATTAGAAACAGACCATTTTACATATATTTTACATCAAAATACTTTAGAAGTTTACTCACATGAAGATCGTAGTATTATTATATATGAACTTAAATTAGTTAATAGATTAGTGGAGGCAGAAGATGACAATAGCATGTCCTAAATGTGGTTATAAGCTACATCAGTTTGATATGACTCCATTTAAAATTTTAGAATTAGTCGTTGCTTTCGATTGGCGAACTCTAAATGAAGATGAGACTATTCGTTATAAACCTGTATTTGGTAATATTCCTATGGATGGTGCAAGGGCTTTAGAAACATCAGATGGTGATCGTTTATTTATTATTAATAATATGACTTTATATTGTTTCGAAACTGGCACTACAGTTTCTCATGGTAAATGGGTCTTGTTTCATGTAGCTAATGAGGAGAGTGTATAATGAAAGTACCTTATGATTATTATACTCTCGAGAGTTTGATAAGAAAATGGCATGAAGATCGTAACCTTATCGAAGGAAGCACAAGTAAAGATCAAGTTTTAAAACTTTTAGAAGAACTAGGAGAATTATCTCAAGCCGTTGTTCAAGCTGATTCTTACGATACACCAGAAGTTCCAAAGGCTTTGATAGCAGATGCTATTGGTGATATGTTAGTTATTATGATTAATATTTGTATGAGAAATAAGATGTCTTTAGTTTCTTGTATGGATTATGCTTACGAAGAAATTAAAGATAGAAAAGGAAAATTGGTTAACGGATTATATATAAAAGAGGAGGATTAAAATGCCAATGGATTTAACAACAAGAAAAATTAAGAAAGCATTAGTAGAAGCTGATCAAAGAGATTTAGCAGGGATTTTATATGATGCTCATACTATTTGGGATACAAAAACATTTACTGATTTAGGGTTCCCACCAAAATATATAAAGAGTTTTATTCATCTGTATAAATCTGACGGATCTCATAAAGGAAATATTTATGCAGACGATGGTTCAGTTATAAAAGAAGTAGCAGGAGTTTCATCGCATAGAATTGTAGCTGATATTGCAAAACGATTTAATCTTAATGATGCTCTTGATGCATCGTATATGAAAGCAGGTCGTGGTAGTTCATTAGCCGTTATTACCGATGCAGTGTTGAAACATGTAAAGGAGGTTAGAGTATGATACTTACAACAAAAGGTTATTATCGAATCCGTATAAAAAGAAGAGGTGACCACGGTTCATCATTCATTGGTTCGTATCGGACAAGAGAAGAGGCAGAAAAAAGGGTAGAAGGATTGACTGCCCCATTAAAAAATAGAAACTTCTATTCAATAAATATTGAAGAGATGTCTGATGGATTAAGGTACGAGTTTAACGATAAAAAACAGGGTTTTCTTATTTAGTCCTTTTTAATCTTTAGCTATAATATAAATAAAGAAAGTAGAAAGGAGATCGTTTATGTATTGTAAGTTATGCGATGATATTATTTCGCCACCTCGTAGGGCTTCTCTTGGGTACGATACTTGTTTATCTTGTGGTGATAAAGAAGCTAAACAAAAAGTTCATACTGTTGTTCCCATGCATAAGTCTAATTATGTAGTAATTACTAATTTATCAGAGTTAGTTAATATAAATACGAAAGGAGCTTGATATGGCATGGAAAGTATTAGAGGAGGGTCATGGTTTCGGTTACGTCGAATATTGGCACCCAGAAGATATTGCTCACCCAGAGCATCCTGGAGAGATACCAGAAGATTTCGAAGATGATAAATCTAATTTAGTTGGTATTGCAGGTTTATTCGATATCTATAAGTGGCTTGATCAAAATTATGTTTATATTATTCATGTGCATTCAGAAACATATAATTATTTTAGATATGAAAATGAAAGAGGAGCAACTAATGATAGGTAATCCAGATGATGTATCTAATCAAGTAATTGCAAAGATAGAACGATGGTTAAAACATGAGATTAGCCATCAAGCCCCTGTAGTAGATGGTGAGGAAATTCTTACTGACGGCACTGAGGGTATTTGTGAGGGTCGGTATGAATGTGCTGTCTCTTTATTAAAACAAGTCGAAAAATGGAAGAAGGAGGTAGGCTTATGAGTAGATATGATTCAGATGCTCTTGATGAAGCATGCCAAGAAATACTTGGTCATGATAATTGGGGTTATGTAGATAAAGATGATCTGAAAAAACAATTTGAGCATTATGATAAAGTAAAAGATAATATTGCTCATATCGTTGTGTTTTGGAAAGAACCAGAAGAGTATGACATTAAATTAATTAAGAGATTGGATGAATTAGATGACTAAGAGTAAGATTATTCGTGATATCGAAAAAGGTCTTTCCCATGATGTTATTGTGGGGAAGTATGCTAATAGATGGCTTAGTAACGTAGAGCAGATCAAAAATATTATTAAGTCATATAAATGGGAACAATGGCGATTACATGGGAGGAGGTTATGAGTAAACCAAAATTTTTATTAAAAGTCACTTATCCAGATCAAACATCTGAATATTGGTATGATCCTTTATGTGTTATTATTCCAGACCTTGCTCGTCTTCAAAAGAAGCATAATAATATGCTTGTATTACAATGGCTTGATATTAGACGGACAGGTATGAATATAGGAAATATTGTCGATTCATCTGAGCCACGTAAAGTCTAAAGATGTAGAATCAAGGGGAGGAGATCTTGACTCTACACTCATTTATAGGGGAGAAATAAACGATGCTTTACGATAAGCGATTTTTTTATACAGTAAAAGCATTATTTTGTATTAGTAATCTTTTTTAATCTCGTTTACTATAATTAGTATAGTAAATTAATTTCATTTGCAGAAAGGAGAAAGACTATGGCACATGAAATAGAAACGATGGCTTATGCTAACGAAGTTCCGTGGCATAAGCTAGGTACTCAAGTCGCTGATGACTTGACACCAGCTGAAATGCAAAAAGCTGCACAGCTTGACTGGACGGTAAGTAAGCGACCAGCTTATACTATTACTGATCCAGAGTATCACGAAAAGACTGGGGTAATGCACTGCCAAGGGCATCACTTTATTGTTCGTGATACCGATTCAAGGATCTTATCTCATTGTGGTGATAATTATATCCCAATACAAAACGATGAGATATTTGACTTCTTCGTTAAGTTTACTAAAGCAGGACATATGAAAATGGAAACTGCTGGTTCACTAAAAGATGGTGGTGAGATTTGGGGTTTAGCCAAACTTGCAGATGATTTCAAGTTAGTCGGAGGTGATGAAGTTAAAGGTTACCTTTTGATTAATCAACCACATACTGCAGGTAAAGCTATGACGATTAAGTTTACACCGATACGAGTTGTATGTAATAATACACTTACTATGGCATTACAAGGTGCTGGTACAGCCCTCCGAATGCCACACGTGAAACAGTTCGATGAAGACGTAAGGAAGTCTGCAGAAGAAGCACTTGGTCTTAGTAGCCAAGCTATTTCAGATTTTAAAGCGAAAGCCGAGTTCCTTGCATCTAGGCAGTTCAAAGAAGAACCTCTACTCAATTATCTTTCCGAACTTTATCAGCCACAGTTGCTTATCGAGAAAGCTAAGACTCCTGAGACTGAGTTTATTATGCGAGAAAAGATTAATAAAACAGTTGAACAGGTTCTTCAAAATATCGATCTATCTCCAGGGGCTACGATGAAGTCAGCCAAAGGAACATGGTGGGGTGCATTTAACGGAGTTACCTATAAAGAAGATCACCAACGATCTTCAAAAGGTGATGGTAATGCGTTACACTCAGCATGGTTCGGAGTTGGAGCCATTCGTAAAGCGAAAGCATTAGATAAGGCTATCGAATATGCAGACGCATAACGTGATTGAGTATATTCAGTTTTTCCTGGATATACTCATACTCACTGCTACATAAACATGTAGTAGTATTCTACCTTTCGCCCCACAGTCGTAAGACTGTGGGGTTTTACCATTAAAAGCATAACTTTCTAATTTAATCTCTAAAACTGTTTAGCTATACTATATATAAATAAAATATTATTTAGAAAGGAAGAATGATGTTTGAACGAGCTATTAAGCATTTTACAGATTTATCAAAGTCTGAAAATTATAATAATGATATAAAGAGTTTTGGAGGGGCTGTATTAGCTACAGATGCTCCATTAATTTGTGAACACGAGAATGTTTGGACTTGGACACCAAGTGATGTTGAGGAACTTACGATTGTTAGAATGCCTCACCAAATTTATCAAGGTGCAGAAACTATCATGGTAGTTTACGAAAAGTTTTTTCATAAAGAGATTGGTGATAAAAAACCTATAGTAAAAACTTGGTATTGCGATTGTACCACTAGTCTTGATTCGTGTTTAAAAACTATTACTGATAATCATTTACTTTAGGAGTGATTGATGGCACTTAACCAAAAACGTGGTGACTACGTTGAGTCACAAAAGAGTAGAAATTTTGTAATGATTTCGAATGCAGAAACATTAAAAGATTTAAAAGAGATCCAAGAAATTTTTTATAATAACCATGGGGTTCAAATGAGCCTTCAAAAGGTTGTAGATCATTTAATCCATTTTTATTTAAAGGAGCGATAATATGGGCGAGTATGAATGTTTAGATTGTAACGAAATGTTTTGGGCTGAAGAACCACCTTATCCAATAGACCTGTGCGATGATTGTATAGAAGACAGGAAGAAGGAAAAGCAAAGAACAAAGGCTGACTAAAACTATAACTTTCTTATTTAATCGTTAGTAATGTTTAACTATACTATATATAAATAAATAGTAACTTTTTAGAAAGGTAGAAAAATGTCAAAAGTAACTAGTATAACAAAAACGCCAAAGGTTGATGATTTTGGTGCTAAAAATTGGGCTGATCTAAAAGCTGCATTGCTTCGAACTTATGATGATACTGATCTTGTAAAAACTAATGAGTTTAGTCAATGTCATGATAACGGTTCTAGCTTATCCTTCGTAGTTGATGAAATGACCGTAATCCATATTTCTCAAGTTTATTATTCTGTTATCGCTTTTACTATCGATGGTGAAAATGATTACGTCGCTAATGAGTGGTTTGGTAATTATTCAATAAACGTAGGTTCTGATCATTCGTATAATAATGAACGTAATACTTTTATACAATGTATCAAAAATATGTTTGAACGGTATTATACTTATCAGATCCGTTGGGAAAATTCTCTTACTAATCAAAGTGGATGTACTGATTCAGTATATACTAAAAAAGATTGTTTGTGGGAAATCGAACGGTTCGGTGAGCATCGTGATCGAGATCTCCCTGCTTCGAATGATGGTGTAAAATATACCCTGCGTCGTGCTTATCATGTTATGGGAAAAATTCGATGGCATCGAGTAAAATTACGTTCATTTAAAAATACTGATTTGCCTGTTTCTTATACTGCTTAATCTAACCCATGGGGGCGAAAGCCCCCATAATATCCATAGCTTTGTTATTTAATCTCTAATAATCTCTAGCTATACTATATATAACTTAAATTTAACAGAAAGGTAGAAAAATGAATTTAGTAGTAAACGATAACGGCAAATTTAAAGTTGGTCATTACCTCAATGGTAAAGAAACATTATATTCTGCGATTTATACATCGTGGCAAAAAGCCGTTAATGCTCAAAATGCCATGGAAAAGTTAGTAGCCAAAGAAACTCCTAACGATAACTACACCTTCTTCATTACAGAGGAGGTGTAGAGATTATGTACGCACTATATGCATACCGTGAGGGAATGACTAATGTATTTATCAGAACATTTCCTCGTCTTAATATGATGGATTCTGATACTATCGAAAAAGGTTCTGGGGCTGTCAAACTTGACGGTCCTGCCTTCCCTGAGGGTTATGAAGCATTTGCCTTTAATCTTAGAACTGGTGAATTGTTATGGTTCGTAGATGAGTGGGAGGCTGTTGGAGAAGATCTTCGTCAGGCTTTCTTCTGTAGTTTTGTTTGTTTTGATCCACACTATGCAATCTAACTAACTTGGGGCAGAAATGCCCCAATGTCTCATCTAAACACTTTTCACATTTTAATTTTATAAAACTCAATCATAATGTCATAATCTCATAGGATTGCACGTAATGCACTGTGAGACTTGAATCATGGGTATGATATTTGGATTTCAAATATGATATATCTAGTCATAGATAAAGGGTCGTGAGAAACATTTTATACTATTGTATGAAAAAATCATTTTAAAATTACATTGTATTTGGTAAGATATGTGTTATTATACAGTTTGAAAGTACGAATAGGATATATTGATGCGAGACCTTGAATACACTCCACTTTTGCCATCAGAGTGTGGCAATTACTGGTTAACGCAAGATGGTAAGAGACACAGACCATTGCTACCAAAGCATAAAAAGTTTTGTAGGCTTTATGTTGAAGGAATGTCTGCTGCAAAAGCTGCACGAAAATCAGGCTTTACGAAAGACATGATTGGCTCAAAAGTTCAAGGTTCTGCAATGCTTCGCAAAAACCCACTTGTAGCAAACTACATTATCGAACTTTTGGAAAAGCAGAATCAAAGAGCAGAAGTTAGTGTTGACTCACATCTAACTGAACTTTCCCATTTGCGAGACGAAGCCAAGGATTCAGGGCAAATTGCTGCAGCGATCTCGGCAGAGGTGTCAAGAGGTAAGGTTGCTGGGTTATATATTGATCGGAAAGAAGTTATGGTTTCAAAAATGGAAAGCATGAGTTCAGAGGACCTTATTTCAAGGATAAAGCATATTGTTGATGGTAGCAATATAAAAACAATCAATCAGACAGTCAATCATGAAAACGGAAAAGGCATTATACAAAGCACTAAAGACGAACCTGTCAAAAGTTCACTGGCAAAGAATTGAAACTGGTGGCATGGGAACAGGGGTTCCTGATGTCAATGGCTGTTGGCAGGGCAAAGAGTTCTGGCTTGAACTGAAGATTGGCTCTCTTCAATCTGTCAATCTTTCGCCTCAACAATGTGCATGGCACATGCGTAGAGCAAACGTGGGTGGTCTTTCATGGATTTTTATCCACGATCCTTCAAAGCATTTTCTTTGGCTGGTTCCAGGAGTAGAGTCAATCAATCTAAGAGAACGCCACCTTTCATCATCTAAATTTATTGAGGTCCAAGAACCACCTTACGATTGGAAAGATTTGCTCAAGCGAATATGTATGATTGATTGATGAACGGTAAGATAAAAAACATTTGTTTCTCATAAGAAAGGGCTTTACTATAGTAAGGTTTTCGTTTAGAATTATGGTATAACTTAAATATTTATAGAAAGGAAGAAAGTTATGAGTAAAACTAAAAAAGTAGCGAAAACTACAAAAACTATCAATAGCCCAGTTGGTAACTCAGGGATCCCTGCACCAGCTAAGAACGGTTTCAATAATAGAAAAGTTAAGCTATTGACTAAAGCTATCGAGAATAGAAAGATTGCTTCTCAAGCTATGATTATTCTTGAAACTCTTGATAAGCTAGGTGGTACAGCCACCCAGGAGCAGATCGTAAACGGATTGCTTGATAACGGTTTACGAACTGTTCAAACTCCAAAGAGGATTTATGACTTCTATAGGAAAATGTTGACCGAAGCTGGTTACATTGAACTAGACGCCTAAGATTGAGGGAGCTTCGGCTCCCTCTTTTTTTGCCTTGTATTTATGATTGACTGACTGATTGCTTGATTGCTTGAGTGACTGACTGCTTGAGTGATTGACTGACTGTTCATCATCATTCATCATCTTTCATCATCACTCTTCATAACCTTTCATCATCATAAGAATAACAGTAATAACACATATATACATACAATGAACCAATGACCCAGCGAGAGAGCGAGAGAGCCAGACAGCGACGATTTTTAGAAAAAAATTAATTTAAATTTTTTTATTTTTTTACTTTACTTTAGTAAAATAATAATTATTATAATTAGTAAGGGGGCTAGGTGGTCTAGCCCCTATAACTAGACAAGAAAGGTAGAATATCATGTCTAATAATAATAAGGTGGCTACTAGCCAAAATTCTTCAACTAAGGTACTTGATGCTATATTAGCAGTACCTACCCCTAGCACATCAGGTAAGGCGTCTAGCTACGCTTTAAATGATGACGTAGCTACATTACTAGTAGCTAAGCCATTACCTAGACAAGCTAAGATAATAGTTAATACCTTAGCTAAGTTAGGTGGTAAGGCTACTAAAGCCCAATTAGTAGCTGAATTAAAGGCTAATAATAAGGGTGGTGATGATAATTATGATCTAAAGGCTAATCAGCCTGTAGATAAAATACTTACTCACTATAACCAAAGGCTAGGGGGCTATGGTAAAGATTATGGTGGTGCTAATGCTACTAAATATCTTACTATAAAGTAAGGCTAATTAAGGGGGCTACTAGCCCCCTTTTTTAATTGCTACTAGTTGATAATGATAATCATTATCAACGCTTATTCTAGGGGCTACCACCCTATTATAAAGGCTAATATATTAGGGGCTACCACCCTAATATAAAATAGGTACTTTTATTTAAGCACTAAAGTGCAAGGTTGCCCCCCGATATGTCAAAAATTTTACGATAGGATCTTTTTTGGTTTTAATTTTTTTACAAATCAGTTATATCTGGAAAAAAGGAGTTCTTTATGAGAGTTGCAGGAGTATCGGCTATCCCAACAGAAGCTGTTCCAAAGCAAACCACGATTGGTGGTCAGCCACACATGCTCGCATATATCAATCCTCAAGAAGCCCAATTATTACAAGACCGTGGAGGGATTGGTTCATTATTTGGTATTCCTACTTTTTTTAATCCTGAAGATGATATGGGGTTAGAAAGTTCTTTATCAGATCAACAATCTGTTTCGGCAGGTATGGGAGTAACAAGTACAGAGGGTGATCAGGGTACAGGTCCAACGGATTTTGGATTAAGTCCTTTTGGTGGTATGGGTCCAAATGTATCGGTTGATACAAAAGGTAATGTAACAGGTATCGCAGGATTTGATTCTAATAATAGTGGATCAGGTGGACTAAGTGGATCAGGTACGTCAGGAACAGGTTTTTCAATAACACCTTCTCAAATTGGTAGAGGAATAACAAGTCTTTTATCTCTTGTTCCTAATCCTGTACAACCTATAGCTCAAGTAATTAGTAAAGGATTAACTGTAAAAGATATAGGAGAGGTTATTGGTGGCAGTCGAGAGGGTCCACTTGGTAATATAATAGGGGCTATAGAAAATTTTTCATTAAGTGATTTAACAGCTGATCTTGCAGCAAAAGCAAGAGGCGAAAAATAATGGATTGTTACCATTGTGGTACAAAATTAATTTGGGGTGGTGATCATGATTTGGAAAACGAAGAAGAATATTCTATGGTAACTAATTTATCGTGTCCAAAATGCGAAGCCCATGTCGATGTATATTTTCGCAGAGAATCTGATGCAACTTAATAGCTTAGAAGATGTAGAAAAATATATTTCGTCTACCGATCTAGGTGAATTAAAACGAGACGAATTATTAGAATTAAATTTACTTACAGATGAATTAAAACGAAGAAAGCTCCAAGAAGAATGCCGAGGAGATTTTTTAACTTTCGTTAGAACGATGTGGAGTTCTTTTATCGAAGGTGCACACCATAGGATAATGTGCGAACAATTTAATAAAATTGCACGTGGTGAATTAAAACGAGTTATTATTAATATGGCTCCACGACATTCGAAATCAGAAATGTCGTCATATATGCTTCCATCGTGGCTCTTGGGTATTCGACCAGATTTAAAAATAATTCAAGCAACACATACAGGTGAACTTGCTGTACGATTTGGTAGAAAAGTTAGAGATTTAGTAGATACAAGAGAATATAAAGAAGTTTTTCCTAATGTTTCGTTACGTGCTGATTCAAAAGCAGCAGGTCGATGGGAAACAACCGAAGGTGGAGAGTATTTTGCGTCTGGTGTAGGAGGTGCAATCACTGGTAGAGGTGCTGATATTTTAATAATTGACGATCCACATTCGGAACAAGACGCATTAAGCGAAACAGCAATGGAAATGGCATACGAATGGTACACATCTGGACCTCGACAGAGGCTCCAACCAGGAGGTGTTATCATTTTAGTAATGACTAGATGGTCAAAAAAGGACTTAACAGGTCAATTATTAAAGGCTCAAATGTCAGATTTAAAGGCAGATAAGTGGGAATTAATAGAATTTCCTGCAATTATGCCTTCTGGTAAGCCAGTTTGGGAAGAATTTTGGAAAATTGACGAATTAGAGGGTATTCGAGCGTCTTTACCCCACTCAAAATGGTCTGCTCAGTGGATGCAAGAGCCAACAGGGGGTGATGGAGCAATAATTAAGAAAGAATGGATTAATATTTGGGAAAAACCTGACCCCCCACTAGTAGAATTTATAATTCAAAGCTATGATACTGCTTTTTTAAAGTCAGAAAGAGCAGATTATAGTGCGATTACGACTTGGGGTGTTTTTAGAGTTAATGAAGCTGATCAAGTTAATATAATTTTGTTAGATTCTATCCGAGATAGATATACTTTTCCTGAATTAAAAGAAGTTGCTCACGAAAGTTATTTACAATGGGAACCAGATTCAGTTATCATCGAAGCCAAAGCATCAGGAATGCCATTAACACAAGAATTAAGGGCGATGGGTATTCCTGTACAAAACTATTCGCCAAACAGAGGGCAGGATAAAATTGCTAGGACTAATGCAGTGGCACCTTTATTCGAGTCAGGACTCGTGTGGGTGCCAGAAACAAGGTGGGCAGAGGAGCTTGTTGAAGAGCTTACGGAATTCCCTAATGGTGATCATGATGATTTGGTCGATTCCACTACTCAGGCTATGTTACGATTTCGTCAAGGGGGGTTTTTAAGACATCCGTCTGATTATGAAGACGAACAATTAGAACATAGTGTAAGACAATTCGTTTACTATTGAGGTAAAAATGGCAGTAGAAAAAAATAAACCGTTAAAAATTGTAAATTCTCCTGATGATGAAGTAGAAATCGAAGTAGAAGAAGAAACATCAGAAATAGAATTTGATGCTGATAATACTGTTCTTTTAGACGATGGTAGTGCTATAGTAAATTATGAAGAGGAACCAGAAAAAGGGGATACAGATGATTTTTTCAAAAATTTGGCAGAAGATATTGACGATAGCCAACTCAGTGAAATCGCTAATGATCTCATTGAATCCTATAAAGAAGATACAGAATCGAGGCAAGAATGGCTCGACAGCTACACAGAAGGACTCGATCTCCTTGGAACAAGCACTGATGAAAGAAGTGAACCGTTCAGGGGGGCGTCAGGGGTCTACCACCCACTCCTCGCAGAAAGTGCGACGCAGTTCCAAAGCCAAGCGTACAAAGAACTCCTCCCTCCAGGGGGTCCAGTCCAAACGAGGATCGTCGGTGAAACAACGAAAGAAGTCGAAGACCAAGCCGAAAGGGTAAGAGGTTTTATGAATTACATGATACTTGATGTCATGGAAGAATTCGATCCTGAATTAGATCAAATGTTATATTACCTACCTTTAACAGGATCTGCCTTTAAAAAGACTTATTATGATCAAAATTTAAAACGACCAGTAAGCAAATTTGTTCCTGCTGATGATTTAGTTGTATCTTATACTGAAAGTAATTTACAAACTTGTCCTCGTTTTACTCATGTCGTTACTATGAATTATAACGATTTAAGAAAATTACAAGTATCAGGATTCTATAGAGATATAGAAATATTTGAAGACGAAGGCTTAGATGATTCAGAAGCTAAAGAAAAAGTACAAAGCATTACAGGTTTTAAAAAATCAGCTAATATGTCTGATGTAGTAACTTTATTAGAAATGCATGTTGATTTAGATATAGAAGGATATGAAGATCTTGATGAAGAAGAACAGCCAACAGGAATAGCATTACCGTATATTGTTACATTAACTGAAGATATGGATGTCTTATCTATAAGAAGAAATTTCAAAGAGGATGATCCATTAAAACAAAGAATAAGATATTTTACTCATTATAAATTTACTCCTGGATTAGGGTTTTATGGTTTTGGTTTAATTCATATGATTGGTGGATTAACTAAATCTGCTACTTCAATATTAAGACAGCTTATTGATGCAGGAACATTAGCTAATCTACCAGCAGGATTTAAGTCAAGAGGATTAAGAGTTCGAGATGATGATCAACCATTACAACCTGGAGAATTTAGAGATGTAGATGCTCCAGGATCTTCGATCCGTGAAGCGATTATGCCACTTCCTTATAAAGAACCATCAGCTACTTTATTACAAATGTTAGGTGTATTAATAGATAGTGGAAGAAGATTTGCTTCAGTAGCTGATATAAATGTAGGAGATAGTAATCAAGCGATGCCAGTTGGTACGACAGTTGCTTTATTAGAACAAGGTACAAAAATATTATCAGCGATACATAAAAGATTACATTTTGCTCAAAGACAAGAATTAAAAATATTAGCTGAAGTAATGAAAGAATCTTTATCTCCAGAATATCCATATAATGTTCCAGGAGCCCAAACTACTGTGAAAATCA